AAACAAGGTGAACAACCGTCTATTGAGTAGATTCTTCTAGTTTGATCATACTTTATATCACTTCTACGAGCAACTAATCTACATACTGAGTTTAACTTAGGTGTATTGATTTCATAAGGTGGTGTTATAAATAAATTATTATCTACTACGTTCTCAACAAAAGTTCTCATAGGAACTCTAGTTTTTTTATGATTATGAATACCCATCATTTTATTAGAAACTTCTAAAGATGATTCACCTAATACTGAAAACATAAATACTCTCTCACGATTTTGAGGACATCCAAAGTCAGCACCATTAAGTACCATCCAAGCTGAACCATAACCTAAAGAGTTAAGTTTTTCAATATAATCGTTAAATTTTTTGATGTGATTTTTGGAAACTAGATTTTTAACATTTTCCATTAAAAGATACTTTGGTTTATTATGTTCTACGATTCTTTCTACTTCGTATAACAAGCCACTTCGAGTTCCTTTTTCAATACCACGTTGTACACCAGATATAGATATATCTTGGCAAGGAAACGAATATGTTAAAAAATCACAGTGAGGGAAATTTTTTTCATCAACTTTTGATACGTCACCTAAATTACCTTGTTCGGTAGTGTGTAATGAATCATAAGCTTCGTTTGCTGATTTAAGAATGTCACAGTTTGCGACGTTACGGTATTTAATACCACTATACTTTAGTGCTAGTTCTTGAGTACCATACCCTGAGAATAGACTTATAATTTTTAATTCTTCCATATTAAATTATATGAAAGAATTAAAATTTGTTTAGTCTAAATGTCTAATATCTTTGTGTGAAGATTTTAATTGATTCGAGTGAGACCACAATCTAGCAAATGGTGTAGTAAAGTAGTCATTATAGATTAAAGTATCATCAATATGAAGATCTATATTATTTTCTTTACAGTATTGAGCTTTTGTTGAATCCCAAAGAACATCATCGAATTTTTTCTGAACTGTTCCATCCGGAAACTCGATTTCTCCTAGTGTTTCTGCAGTTTTTAATAAGTGGTCATAAACTGAGAATTTATGAGTATAGTTGATACCACTTAGTTGTTTTTCTAATTTATCAGTCCATTCACCTCCGGTGATTATATGAACTTCACCACCATTTTTTATAACAGAGTCTGCTAAAAATACAAAGAACTCTGGAAGAGCATCGATTACTCCGTGTATATCGATACCAATTTTGAATTTTGCTGTTGAACTTTCGTTCACTATACTACTAAATTTTGTTATCATAATTTATATATTAAATTATTTCTTCAATTTTCTTATCTCTCATTTCTGCAGTAGATAAAATTTCTTGTACAAAGATATGAAAATGTTTTGTATTATGTATTAAATCTAATGAAATATTTGTATGTACTCCCATTCCACCTGATGTTGAGGATAATATTGGTTCTGAATGTGTTATAGTTCCCCAATAATTGAAACCATGTGGCTTAAAATATTCATTTGTACCATTTGTATCTACCCAATGTTCTATTATAAATGATTTAGTTTCTGTTTCATTTGGATCAAACTCATATAAGATTGTATATTGTCCATTATCATAGTTTACATTTAAAAGTTTACTATAAGCAGGAACTACAAATGAAGCTTGGTTATAACTTATATATACTGATTGTGTTGTTATCATATTCCTAGTTTATTTAATATTTTTTCTCTATAGAAACTTATATCATCAACAATAAAAAGGTTTGAGTCGGTAATAATTAGATTATCAATAATCTCAATAATTTTTGATGTTGTTCTTAATGACATAGTTCCTACATTTTTATTACTTGTAACTATTTGATTAATTTCTAAAGAATCAACCTCTGCATTTTCTGTATTAACGATACCTTTACATTTTTGTATAGCGTATTTATCTAAAAATTCTTTATTATCTAGTATTTTTTTATAGTATTTATTTTCCATATCTACCATAACATAGGAAACAGTAGATTTCCCACCGAGGTGATTATGAATTAAATCTCCTACTTTAACTAATTTCATTATAGTATTTTAGTACCTGGATTGGCATTTACGACAAATGTTGGTGTACCATTTTCTAATTCACCTGGCATAATCATCGCATGTGACTCAATCCCCATCATTTTAACAGGTTTTAAATTTGTTATGAATAAGAAAGAGTATCCTTCTAATTTATCAACGTAGTTCTCACCTAATGAAGGTTTAATATTTGTTACAACAACTCTCGGTGTATCTTCACCAAAATCAACTTCTAACTTAATAAGTTTATCTGATTTAGGTACATCTGTTACTGATATAATCTTTCCTGTTTTAATTTCTAATTTAGATGAAGCATCTAAAAATTCCGAAAATTCTATTTTATCTTTCATGTTTAATATATTTATTGCTTTAATTTTACATTCTTCTTTTAATCCTGGAATTCCTAATTTCCAGGGTTTTACTGGCTCTCCTGTTGAACAATTTACAAAATAGTATTGTTGTTCATCTAAGAAATCTTGTATATCATCTAAGATAACATACTGAGTTACTTCTGGGTGTCTATCTAACCAAAGTTTAATTTCGTGACCTCTTTTTACTTGGTCGTAATAAACTATGTTGGTTGCTTCACATACATCTACACAATCTGGTGTTATATCAATAACTTCACCTGGTAAATTACGTTCTTTCCAAAGTACCAACATTCGTTCTATTCCTTTATCTTTCCAAGTTGAGGAGATAACGATTTTTGCTCCTGTTTTCTCGATAACTTCCTTTAAGTTCTGGACGTACTCATTCCTGAAGATATGACCAAATTGGTCTTTATCTGCATAGTCTACGTTTAAAACTCCGTCTATGTCCAAAAATATCGTTTTCATAATAGCAAATATACAACTTAATTTTGATTTATTAAAAGAATTTTTTGATTTCTTGTTAGTTGTTTAATTCTCCATTCTTCTTTTGCTGCTAAAGATTTTGTTTCAAAAGATTGCTGATAAACTAGTTTTACTGGTGTTCTTGTCTTGGTATACTTAGCACCTTTCTTCTTATTATGTGTATCGATTCTCTTTTCTAGATTATTGGTGATACCTGTATATAATGACTTAGAACTATCATTACATTCTATTATATAAACTTTCCACATTATCTATATATTCACTTTCATGCAACATCATGATATATAACTAATAATAATATATATTTTTGTGTTTAAATTTTAATATATACTCTTATGAAATACATAAAACTATTTGAAAGTGAAGTAACATTAAGACAACCTTCTTATAAGAAAGGTGAAGTACTTATCTTTTCGGAAAGAGACGTTGATTATGTATTTGCGGAAAAATTATTAAAAAGATTAGGTCTGAAATTAATAGGAGAGCCATATGATAATACATTTTTAGTTAAATGTGATTCTGGTAAAGAAGTAGAAACCGCAGAAATGATAATTTCTAGATTTCCTGAATTTTTTAATAGTTATGAAAGAGAAGATATTAGAATGCCTTTTATTGTGGATAAGGTTGAAAAAATAACCGATAAAGTTGCGGGTATAGAAGATTTCTTTGAAAGAATTGATAAGAAATTTGTAAATATTAAAAAGTATAATGATTATCTTGATGATATAATAAGTGAACTTGATAATTTAAAAATAAAATAAAAAATGAAACCCTTACTCTTTCAAGTAAGGGTTTCATATAATAAGTAAAGTTGTGTTACTCACTAACCACAGACTTTACGAATTTTTATTTTTTCATAATTATCTACATTCACCAATTTTAGGAATTTGTGAAGCAACTGTTGTCGTATGATTTCTTTCCCTCTGAACTCCTGTACAGTCATTAATTGTTATATAATAAGTAGAAAAATTCATCGCTGGATTCTGTGGTGTGCCTACTACATTAAAAGTAGTAGCCTCAACCACTCTGTCGCAATTACAATCTTCAGCAATAGTTGCAGGTGTAGTGTCATCGTTTGACGAGCATGATGTAGCTATTAAAGCTACGCTAAGTAATAATAATTTTTTCATTAGTCGATTTGTTTTAAGTTTAAGGTGAAATAAATCTTTTTTAATTTCGTTTAGTTCCATATTGATACTTTTATTTTAATTGTGGTCCCACCTGGGCTCGAACCAGGGACCTACTGATTTTTTTAATCATAAAGACTTGTGAAGGAATAAGGATTCGAACCTTGAACACAAAGTGTTAATAATTTACATTATTCAACATACCATTTGTTGCATTCCTGCATGAGTCAGTTGCTCTAACCAACTGAGCTATAGGACCAATTGTATTATTATATTACAATTTATAATTTTGTTTTATGAATTACTTAAAATAATAATGTCAAAGTTTTTGCCAATTGCTTGATTGAATTTATTTAATTCATCTTCACTATTTTCTTTTGTAATAATAGAGTATTCACCTGCATCAGAAACAAATCTATTATCACCTAACATAATTACCCATTTAGAAACTTCACCAGTATAATCATCTTGAGTTGCATCATTATAAATTATACTATCATTTGTGAAGTTAACTTCACCATGTAATCTATATCCTCCATATGCTAAATCTTCATCATATTCATCAGCAACAAAGAAGATACCTACTTTAGTTCCAGATTTAACTTTAAGTTTTCTTTTAGGATCCATATATTCTAATACATCTTCTAAATCATCATGTTTCTCTTCATCAGTTAGAACACTACCAGAACTTAATATACAATCTTTATAGTTTGTTATTTTGTATTTACTACATAAGGTAATATCAAAATCACCATATTCAAAATTTGCTATCATATTTTTTAATTAGAAAGCAAATATATAAAAACATTTTTACACACCAAACATTTTTAATCAAATTAAAATTCATATATTTGTAGAAATTTAGTTATATGAATATAATAATAAGAGGTGGTGTTGCACTTTCAGTATTAAGAGATGATTTAGATTATCCTTTTATTGGTAATTTAAGACCAGATATGATATGTGAAGATTTAAGCACATTTCATGCAGACCCAAACACAAGAGATATATTCTTATTAAGAGAATGGGGTAGATATAATGTAGTGACAATAGAAGATATTGAAGAAGAATTACAAGAGTTTAATGATAAAAAAATAAGATGGAGAAGTGAAGACCATAGAAAGAAGTTATTTGATTATTATACTAAAGTTCATTTGATAATGAAGACATATAAAAGAGAAGAACAGATTAATAAAGTATTAAATAGTAATGAAATGCAATTTTATTTAGCATGTTAAAAAACAAATTATACTTATTTGATAAGTGGTTATCCAAAGATAGAAATACATTACTTGTTTTATTATTGGTTGTTAGTTCTACACTTATGATTAGTTATGATCCTACACTATTTTATGGTATTGTGTTATTATCTATTATATGTTTTTATGTAGTTTTTGTAAAAGCAAAAATTTTAGGTGGTCAGTGGGAACTTGATAAATCAGTTTATGATGTTCCACAAGAAGGTGAAGTTATAGTTACAACTAAAGACTTTTATTGGGATGGTTCATTAAAAAGTTATTATATTCAAAATCATACAAGTAAACCTAATACTATTTTTATTAAAAAGGGTACCGAATTTAAAATTATTATCATTTCCGAAGGAAGTGAAGACTGGACTTTATCCTTACATAGTCAAGACGGAATAAATATTGTACTTAGTTACTTAGAGTCGAGAAAGTATTACAAAACAAAGTCTCAAATAAGAGAAGATAAATTAAATAAATTATTAAAATAAAATAATATGGTAAAATTACTACCCGCAACATTTAGATGGATTCCTAAAGTAGAAGATATAATTAAAGTAGCTGGAATACACCCAAGTCGTGTTTTCAACATTTATATATTCGGTTCACGTGTATACAATACTTATGATGTCAATTCTGATTGGGATATTATAATGGTTGCAAATAATTCAGTTGAAGCAGTTGAGTTAAATAAAACCACAAAAGATGAATTCTCATATAACTTACAGACACGTACTATAAAATATAACATTCACGTTTATACACCAGATAGATTTCAAAAAGATTTAGATTGGCATCGTATGAATAATCTAGAATGTATTTTCGCACCAGACTGGGCTAAATTAAAAGAAGATAAAAAATTTGATTTTAAATTAGATTTAGGAAAGATTAGACATGCAACTTCACATGTTAGTTCTAACTCTTGGGTAAAATGTAAGAAAAAATTATTAGTTGAAGGAGAATATCATTCTGCAATTAAGTCATTCTTTCATTCGATTAGAATACCTATGTTTGCTACACAAATTGTAAGAAATGGTACTATAACCGATTTTACTACTGCAAATTTCATTTGGAGAAAACTTAACTTTGAAGAAGTTCCTAATTACCAGAGAAAGGATTGTAGATGGGATTGGGATGGTTTAAACCTAGAGTTTAAGATTACATATAATCTTATGTTAAGTTTATTTAGAAGAGTTACTACGAAATAATGGATGAAGAATTAGAAAAATTATATCAAGATTTACTTACAAATAGACAAATCTATAGAGGTTTATTACAAGTTAATCCACCACAACCACATCAGAATTTAATTGATAATCCATTGATGTCTTATGATTTTACTTCTTTATATCCAAGTGTTCAAAAAAAGTATTATTATAGAATAAGTATGAAAGTTGATATTAGAAAAAGAAAAATTAAAAAAATATTTGAAAATGAATAATTTAGAAAAATTGAGAAAAAGACAAGAGTCAGAACCATTATCAGAATGTCATGAAAGTAATTTTAATAAGTGGTTAGAAAAAAATTTCATTGAGAATTCAAGTGGAATTTTTAATCTTATTACTAAAGTAAATTTAAAGGATGGTTCTATTATGAGAACTAATTCTGATGATTATAATGACTGGTATTATCAGAGAAGAAAAGAATATATTCATACTCACATATATTCATAAAAAAACCCATCATTAAGATGGGTTTTTTAGTATTCGTTCTAATTTATATTCTCTTAGTAGTATCTGTTTATTTAGTAAGTCTAATTTTAGAGGATTGTATCCACTCTTTAATATCATTGGTGAATATCCTTCTGTAATCTTTGGTTCTATAAGTACTGTATAAAAACCACCCACATGTAATATGTACTCTTTTATTTCATATTCTATATGAGAGAGATATGTTGGTGCAAAGAATTTACACCTCCATCCGATTGGATACCACTTTTCTAGTATTTGTAATTGTATTTCTACTGGTGTTTTACTAAAGCGTTTTGTTTCATTGGATTCATAATTCCAAAAAACTAATGCTTTCTTACCAAATGTACTCATTATATATAATTTTCACAAATATAAGTATAATTTATGAGAATGAAATAATAATATATAATAAAAAATTATATTATAATAATGTTAAAAAAATATATTGATTTTATAACTGAATCTCACGATTTAATAACAGAATCACAATTGATTGAACTTTTATTAGAATCTGATGTAATGTTTTCAGATAATTTTAAGAAAGTATTAGGTAAAATTGATAGTCCAGTTGCTAAAAAGATTTTAGATTTAGAGAAAAAGGACTTACCTGTAGTTGCTAACTACTTTGATATAGACCCAAAAAGAAATGATTATCTATATTTTACTCCAGATAGAAAAGCTCAAGAGATTTTAAATGATCCAAAAGAATTATATCGTTTTGTAGGAAATAATGGTGGATGGCTAACACATGGTGAAGCTAATAATGCAATTTTTGCTAGATTAGGATATGTTCCACAAGGTGATGTTTATAGACCTATGTCTACAGAAGTTGGTGAAGTTGTTGAGCAGATAGTTTCAGAGAAATCTGGTAAAACTTGGGTTTGGTTAAAATTCCAAAATGGTCAAGGTGTTTTCAATTTAGAGAAATTAAGACCTGTTGATGATAGACATAAGTTAGTTTGGTCAAAAAATCGTCAAGATGTTAGAGTTGGTAGATCAATGAATGCTCTTTTAACTTTGGCTGCTAAAGAAGATGATGCTGCTAAATTTACTGCAAGAGAAGTTGAAATCTTTGTAAATTTATATAAAGCACAAATGGATAAGTTCAATGATAAATTCTCATTTTTTGATGTTGTTCAAGGAGGTGAAATTTATGATAGATATCAATATGGTAATTACTATGATGCAAGTGGTACATTAGCAAACTCTTGTATGGCAGAAGCAGACTCTAGTTGGTTAGAACCATATACTGAAAATAAAACTGTATCATTAGTTATTTATAAATCACAAGATGATGATAGTAAAATTATTGGTCGTGCTATTCTTTGGGAATGTTTAGATGGTAAGAAAGTAATGGATAGAGTTTATACTAATTCTGACTCTGATGTTGAGTTATTTAGACAATTTGCACAAGATAGTGGTTGGTGGTATAAATCAAATAATAATAGTTCTTATACTATAAATGCAGTAGGACCAGAAGGTCAAAGTATTGATCGTTTAGTAGTTCAAGTTCAATTACAAAAAAGACATGAAAACTTCCCTTATATGGATACTTTAAAATTTTATAGTCCAGAAACAGGAATTATATCAAATGAAAATCCAGAAAGTGGAGTAGTTTATTATTGTGAATCAACTGAAGGCTATTATGATACACTTTGTTCAACTTGTGAACAAGAAGGTACTATTACTTGTCCAACTTGTGATGGTGATGGTGAAGAAGTTTGTATTGAATGTAATGGAGACGGTGAAGTAGAAACTGATGGAGAATCAACAGAGTGCCCAACTTGTGATGGAAGGGGTAATCAAACTTGTTCACAATGTGATGGTGATGACCAGATTACTTGTCCAGACTGTGAAGGAGACTTCTAAAGAATTAAAAAATCCCTTTTTAAAGGGATTTTTTCATGATACTAATTTAATATATAACTTATGATTTCAAAATATTTAGATTTTATTACAGAAAGTAAATTAGAACTTCTTTTAGAAGCTAAAATAGTATTTACTACTAATTTTATGGAAGTCTTAGATAAAATAGAATCTCCTATTGCAAAAAAACTTATTTCACTTAGAGGTGAAGACAAAGATATTGATAGAAACTTTATTGATATAAATAAAGATAAGATTGATAGTGTCTTCTTTAAACCGCAGGATAAAATAGATAAAGTAAAATATAAGATTTTAAATAAAGGTTCTGTTTATGATAATTTATCTAAGGCTGCTCCAGGTATTATAAAAAATTTTACAGAACCTAGAAATGGTGAAAAAGGTATAATTACAAGAACAATGACTGTTGAAGAGTTGAATGAAATATCACCTAGTGGTATTTGGGAATATATTTACAATAATAATGATACTATTGTTGTTTTTCAATTTAGTTCTGGTTCAGATATATTTGATTTATTTACTACTAAAAGCAATTTAATACCAGACTATACTTCGATAAGAAGTACTGATGTAAATGTTGGTAGATTTGTTAGAGCATTTTTGACAAAACTAGGTGAGAAGTTTACTGATATAGAAATTGAAAACTTTGTTGATCAATATAAGAAGGTAATGCAAATGAAAACTGATATATTTTCAAGATTTAAAGAAGTTAAAGGAGAAGATATAAAACATTATTATTTAGTTGATAACTATGAATCAGAATCCGGTTCTTTAGGTGGTTCTTGTATGCGCCACAGTAGATGTCAAGACTATTTTGATATTTATGTTAATAATCCTGATAAGGTATCGTTGGTTATTTTATTAAGTGAACAAGATTCTTCAAAAATCGCAGGAAGAGCCATTCTTTGGCTAGATGACAATGATAGATATATTATGGATAGAATCTATACTATTAGAACTGCTGATATACTTTTATTTACAGAGTATTGTAATTCAAAAGGTTATCTTCATAAAGAAAGTCAAAATTATAGTTCAACCACACCATTTATTGAAAATGGTATTGAATTGGATGGACAAGATTCAAAAGTAGTTATTACTTTAAAGAAAGGTGAGTATAGTCCTTATCCTTATATGGATACGATGAAATTTTATAGTCCAGAAACTGGAGTAATATCTAATCGTTATATTAGAACTGCATATGGTTATATTGAACTAACTGATACTGATGGTGGTCCTAATGAAGATTATTGTCCAGTATGTTCTGATAGCAGTGAAGTTGATTGTCCAGAGTGTAATGGAAGATCAGAAATACGTTGTACTGCTTGTAATGGTTCTGGTGGAGATGCTGGTAGTGAACCTTGTTCAGTATGTCAGGGTGGTGGTATGGTTCGTTGTGATATATGTGATGGTGATGGTCGAGTTGGATGTCCAGAATGTAATTAAAAAATAAAAACCACTCATTTGAGTGGTTTTTATTTTTAAGATTTTCTTAAAACTTCTTTAGTATAGTAATCCTCAAATCCATCTAGATAAGTAGTAATTGGAGTTGATTTATCAGTAATAATGATTTCATCAATAAATCCAAAGTCTAGTGCTTCTTGTGAGTTTAACCAATTATCTCTTCTAGCACTTTCGAGTACATAATCAAAATCTCTACCACTATTCTCTGCAAGCATCTTGAATAAGATATAGTTATATTTTTCTGATTCCATTTGAGAGATACGATTATCTTCAACGTGTCCTGATGCTCCAGAAGAAACTTGGTGTATCATCACTTTAGAGAAGTTCAATGAAGAACGTTTTCCTTTAGTTCCTGATGATAATAAGATTGATCCCATAGATGCTGCCATACCTGTATTGATAGTTTCAACATCAGAGTTAATATATCTCATAACATCAACCATTCCTAATCCTGCTAAAACTGAACCACCTGGTGAGTCAATGTGCATTTTGATGTCTTTTTTCTCAACAGAGTCTAAATACATCAATTGTGCTTGAACAACGGTTGACATTTGTGTGTTTACAACACCGGCAACCCATAATATACGATCTCGCATTAAGCGTGAGAAAATGTCCATCTGCGTTACTCTCATTTCTCTTTCTTCGAGAATATATGGTGTCATACTATTCTCTACTAAATTTTTTTCAAAGTAGTGTAAATTCATAGAAGAAATACCTTCACTTAAAGCGTATTTTTTAAAATCTTTTCCAAAATCTGTCATATTTTTTAATTTAAAGTTTATTAAGTTAATATATTGAAATATGATAAAAGTTTATTCAAAATAATTTTTTAATATCATTTACTTTTCCATATCTTTGTTTTTTAAACTAAAAATTATATATGAAAAACGCTTTTAAGTTATTTGACTTTATGGGAACTCCAGTTTATTTAAAATACTGGTTCTTTATTTTACTTCCTTTATTTATGTTACAATCTGGTGGATTTACCGAACAAGGATTTTTAATCGGGTTAGACTACTTCTTATCAATCTTTGTTGCAGTCTTAGTACACGAATTAGCACATACCGCAGTTGCTAAGAAATTAAATCACTACGTAGAACATGTTTATCTAGACGTATTTAATGGTGCTGCTGCAATTGATACTACTTATTCTCCTTATAATCAAACAATCTTAATTGTTGCTGCCGGTCCACTATCTAATTTGGTATTGTGGTTTATTGGATCTTATTTAGGACTGGATATATTTGCACAAGTGAATATGTTTTTATTTATCTTTAATATTTTACCTATTTACCCTATGGATGGTGGTCGAATTTGTAAAGCAATTTGTCAATGGATAACTAAACCTTCGATTGGAAGAAAAATCAATGGATATATCTCAATTATTTGTAGTTCATTACTATTTATCTTCTCAATTATGACTGTCAATATAATTATGGCTCTATTTGCTGTCTTTTTTATCTTTCTTTCATATAAAGAAATAGAACAAAAATATTAAAATGTTAGACATTGGTAAAACAAATCTTTTCTTAAATGATAAAGCTAATTATGTTGTTAGTCAACTAATAGATGATTATGATCTTATGGGTCACAATTGTTTGTTTTTAACTCATAAGAATGATTCTATTCATCTTAAATGTGCGTCTTGTACTTATACTACTTATGATTCAATACCAGATATTTTATCTGATAATTTATTTAGAGTGAATATTATTATTGTTGAGTCAAATAGAAAATTTAATTTTTTACTTGATTCTATAAGAGAAGTAACAGATTTACCAGTTATTATAGTTACTGATGATTTATCATATGATTACCCAGATTATAAATTTGATTATATTTATAAACTAGAAAGAGATAGAACTTTCTCATTAAGTATGGATAAATTTGAAGAAGACTTTTTAAATAACTCACATATTAGTGATATTAAAAATGGTTGGAGTATGTCATTAGCAGGTTTAAGAACACAATATATTAGAGATAAAAAAATTAACGATTTATTAAAATAAAAATGAAAGCACACGTAATTGTAAAAAAAGGATATGAATATGATGATAATATCTATTCAGAATCAGAGGGTGGAAATCCTGAACTTATTTGTTTCTCAAAAGAAGATGCGGATAAAAAAGTAAATGAGTTAAATAAACAGGAATTTAAAACAAGTTCGCTTAGTTACTATTCATATGATTTAGAGGATATATTAGATGTTGATATTGAAGAGTATCAAAATTTTAACAAATCTTTGATTGAGAAGTATGGTGAGATAAAAAAAAGAAATTCTTGGGATGATGATCAGAATATCTTACATCCAATGGCAAATGATGAAGAAACTGAACAATATATGAAAATGACATGTTTGAGTTTCTACGAAGTTAAAGCTACAGACATCGACGTTCAAAGTTTCAGAGATTATAAAATCAATGAAGTTCTAAAATAGAAGATTTGAGAAAGAATATATAGATTATGAGATATATATTCTTTCTTTTTTTATTTATGTTATTTTCCTGTAAAACTAACAAGAATACAATTACACCACCTTCGCCTTTAAAGGATTTAATTACTGAGGGTAATACCATCTATGATCGTGATGAAGATGGTGTTAGTGATATGTATGACAAATGTCCTGATTTAAAGGGTAGTGTGGAAAATATGGGTTGTCCTGATATTGAGGAGAATGAAAAGTATTCCGGAACAAAAGATAATATTGAAATTGTTAGATCACCAAAAGATACAGAACCTATAGTTACAAAAAATATTAAAACTAAACCTAATATAAAAGCAGAGACCACGGTAATTAAACCAAATGAAATTAGACCTAGAGGTTTAATAGCTTACTCTGTTCCTAGTGAAATGGAAGTTGATGAAGATTATTTAGTAAAAGTAAGAATAAGTAAACAAAATGATAAAACTGTTTTACTGGTTGGTGATAGAGAAATCCCTATATCAGATAATTTAGATAGTGTTAAGATTGAATCGATAACAATTTCTCCAATAATGTCTGCTAGTTTATTATCAAGTAAAAAAGATTTTGAAATAACTCCATTATCAACGGATATTCAAAATATAGATGATGAAGGATATACGGAATGGGCTTGGAGTGTAAGTCCTTTAAAAGGTGGTGAAAATAATTTAAAACTTAATGTAAAAATTAGAATAAAAGAGGATGGTAATGATTATTATAAAGACATTACTGTCTTTGAAAGAAAGATAAAAGTCAAGTCTAATCTTGGTTCCAGTATAAAAGATTTCATAGTTAAAAACTGGGAGTGGTTTATGGGTGTAATTTTTATCCCTCTTTTTCAGTGGCTTTGGTTATTGTGGAAGAGAAAAAAAGAAGAAAAAGATGTTTAATACATCTTTTTTTATTTTAAACATAATTGTATTATTTGAATACAAATAAAAATATAATATAAATACTATGGATAATATAAATTTAGTAGAGTCTTTTTCAGAGTTAAAAGACATAAAAAACATTGATAAAGAATCAATGATTAAAGTAATGCAAGAAGTTTTTAAAACTATTATTGTTAAAAAGTATGGTTCTTCTGATAACTTTGACGTTATTGTAAATCCAAATAAAGGGGATTTAGAAATCTGGAGAAACAGAACTATTGTTGAAGATGATTATGAAGACTTTGATGAAAACATTCATATTACATTGAGTGATGCACTTAAAGTAGAACCTGACTTTGAAGTTGGTGAGGATTTAACTGATGAAGTTAAGATTGCTGATTTTGGTAGACGTTCGATATCTTCAGTTCGTCAAATACTTAAATCTAAAATTATGGATCTAGGTAAGGAATCTTTATATAAAAAATATAAAGATAGAGAAGGAGAAATATTCATATGTGAAGTATATCAAATTTTAAGAAAAGAAACTATTGTTATTGATGATGAAGGTAATGAATTTGTTTTACCAAAAACAGAGCAAATACCTGGTGATTTTTTCAGAAAAGGAGATTCAGTTAGAGCAATTTTACAAAATGTTTCTATTGAAAATGGTAAACTTTTTATGACATTATCAAGAACTTCCAATAAATTTTTAGAAAAGTTATTTGAACTTGAAATACCTGAGGTATTTGATGGATTAATAAGTGTTAAAGCAGTTGTTAGAGAACCAGGTTATAAGGCGAAAGTTGCAGTTGAATCTTATGATGATAGAATTGATCCTGTTGGAACTTGTGTTGGTGTCAAAGGAAGCAGAATTCACTCTATTGTGAGGGAGTTAAATAATGAAAACATTGATGTTATTAATTATACTACTAATAAGTCTTTATACATAATGAGATCATTAGGACAAACTAAACCAAATGCTGAAATAAATGAAAATGATAAAACTGCAACTGTGGTTATTCCTTCTGATAGTATTTCACTTGCCATTGGCAAGGGAGGCTTAAATATTAAATTAGCAAGTAAACTAACTGGTTATAAAATAAATGTATTCTCTGATGTTGAACATAATGAAGACGTTTTATTAGAAGACTTTTCTGATGAAATCGATGGATGGATCATTGATGAGTTTAAAAAAGTTGGATATGATACTGCCAAGAGTGTCTTGAAGGCGGATTTTAATTATCTTGTTAAACAAACAGATCTTGAAGAAGAAACAATAAGAGAAGTTGTTAAAATTCTTCAAAGAGAATTTGAATAAAAAAAGAGACTCTATGAGTCTCTTTTTTATTTTACTAAATAAAGTTTATAGTTATTTGACTTTGGTTTTTCGTTTATAAAGTAATACTTTTCAACCTTACTCTCATATTTTATAGTTTTTAAAAAAGCATCGGGTACTGTTGCACCTGTTGGTAGTTTAATTGACTTATCTGAAAATATAAGTTTTATTTCAACATTAACTATAAATTTCTTAGCTAGTTCTCTTTCATGTACTTCTAGTAATCTCCAAGCACCTCTATTTAAGAACTGATTTTGTAGTGTGCAGTTTAAATATGTAAATGTTTTAAGTAACATTATTTTATCACAATTAAAATCTGCTGCTGGTGCACAATGACCTTTATCATAGATATTATTCTCATAATCTTTTGCATCTGATGTTTTGTGATCTTTTTCAGTATAGAAATCCATACCTTGTCTAGATGCTTTACCATCTTGACAAAGTACACGGTACTTAACTCTTAATGGTTGTTCAAATTTTTCTGAATAACTGACTTCAAAAATATCTGTTTTTACTAACACACTATCTCTAATAACTTGAGAGTAACTAATAGTTGTTACAAATAATAAAATTGATAATAGTTTCTTCATGTAGTTTTATTTTAATTTAAACAGTATATATTAAACTTAATATATAAAAATATGAAGACATTCGCTTATATTTTAATAGTAGTTTCTTTGTTAATAGGAGTATTAATAGATATGAATTGTTTATCAGGAAGATTTCCGGTATTTAGTTCATTTGTAATATTTTTAACAGCTATTTATATTTTATCAATTAAGAAATCTAGTTAACAACTACATAGATCATAACTTTTGAGTGTTCTTTAATAAATTTTAGTTCACCATAGAAACCTTGTTCTTTTGCTTTCTTTGTATACTTTTCGTATATTTCATCAAAATTATTATCAATAACTTTGACTTTTTCAATTCCCAGTTTTTTTAATAATAGTTCCATAAACTATATATTTTACTTAATCTCCTTCAATGGTATTTCTGGATTGATGTCAAAACTATCATTTAGATATTTTTTGAGTTCATTTTCAATATAATGATCTGGTACTAATTTATTATCATCTTCCTTCTCCATTTTATTACTAATAAATACTGTGAAGTCATTGACAACTTCAGGTTTAAGTGCATCGATCAATCTATCAGATACAACAAATGCTCTTGAAAATCTATCTTTTAGAGGAACTTCACCTTCTGGTAACATCATATAAGTATCAATAGTTTTCTTTAAGAAGTCTGTATATTTAGATTGTGGTTCTAGATATTCAAATAATGTATCAAACACTCTATGTACTAAACGAGAGGAACCAAATATTGTTCCAACAATTGCAAGTACTGGAAAGAAAGGTGCTAGTGATAAAGGAATTGCAATTGGTAAGATATTAAATATATTTTTCTTTAGTGTAGTTTTCTTTTTTGCTTCAACTGCGTCTTTAAATATTGCTCTAAGAATACCAAATGTAAAATTCTCACCTTTGGAATGTAAGTAAGTAGCTAAGTGTCCTTGTTTAGATAAAGTAATTTGTTTTTTCAATTCTTCTTTATCAGTCACACCCATTTTAATAAGTTGTGCTTTTATATTCTTATCGTATTTTTCTATTATTAAAAAATCACTATATTTCTTTAGTTTATTCATTATCTAAAAACAAAGATTAATTTTTACTATATATAAAATTATGATAACAGAAAAAACAATTTCCGATTTCTTATCAAATGAGTATAAAGAGTTTGCAATGTACTCTATTGAGGGTAGAGCAATACCATCAGTTATTGATGGATTTAAACCAACACAGAGAAAAATCATTCATATTTCCAATCAAATTTGGAAAAATGGTAGTGAAAAAAATATAAAAGTATTCCAGTTAGCTGGTAAAGTTGCTTCTGATGCTTTTTACCATCACGGTAATACGAGTTTAGAAAATGCTATTGTAACGATGGCACAGAAATTTAAAAATAATGCTGCTTTATTAGAAGAAGATGGTCAATTTGGTTCATTACGTTCTCCACAACCGGGTGCAGCAAGATATATTGGTACTAAATTAAGTGAGAACTTTAGATTAATTTATAAAGATTTTGACTTATTAGATTATAAAGAAGAAGAAGGTGAAATAATTGAACCAAAATACTTTTTACCAATCATTCCAACAGTTCTATTAAATGGTTCTTCAGGAATTGCAGTTGGTTTTGCTTCTAATGTTCTAAATAGAGACATTAAAAGCATTATTGATTCATGTGTGAGAGTTATTGAAGGAAAGAAATTATCTAGTATTAAACCTTCTTTAAATGAGTTTACAGGTGAATTCATTCAGGATAGTGAAAATAGTAAAAGATGGATAATAAGGGGAAAGTTTCAAAAAGTAAATACCTCAACTGTTAAAATAAGTGAATTACCACCTTCAATGACATATGAAAAGTATGAGGAGATACTTGATAAGTTAGTTGATAATAAGGATATTGTATCATACGATGATAATTGTAAAGACAATGTTGATTATACAATAAAGTTTAATAGAGCTACTTTAGAGGGTTTGGATGATACAGCTTTAATAAAACTTTTAAAGTTAGAAGAATCGTCAACAGAAATATTTACGACATTGGATGAGTTTGGAAAATTAAAAATATTTGAAACATCTGAAGAAATTATAGAATATTTCACCAAATTTAGATTGGCTTACTATAATATAAGAAAACAACATACTTTGGATAAACTTAATAGAGAATTAAAGATATTAAGTAATAGAGGTAGATTTATTAAAGCAATTCTTGATGAGAAATTAAAAATTAATAATGTATCAAAAATTGAAATTATAAAAGGTATTGAAACATTATGTTTAGAACAAATAGATGATTCATATGATTATTTGTTAAGAATGCCAATTTACTCTTTGACAAAAGAATTATTTGACAAAATGAAACAGGACTTCACTGCTAAAAAAGAAGAAATTAAAATATTAGAAGATACTGATCCAAAGGATATGTATCTCTTTGATTTAAGTGAATTAAAAAAGAAGTTTAAATAGTTGAACATTTGATTTTTTTCACTATATTTGTAAAAACTATGTATAAATGAAAGAACAATTACTACAACTTATAAATGAAAGATCACCGGGTGCTATACCACTTTTCTTGGTGGTTAGAGGTTCACATGCTTATGGAACTAATATAGAGACATCCGATACTGACTTTGCAGGTGTATTTATACAACCAATGGATGATATTCTGGGTTTTAAATACAAACAACAAATAAATGATGATAATAATGATATTGTAATCTATGAAATTCGTAGATTTTTAGAATTATTGGCTAGTAATAACCCAACCGTTTTAGAGTTATTGAATACCCCTGAGGATTGTATTCTTTATAAAGATCCTATCTTTGATTTATTATTAGAGAATAGAGATCAGTTTATCACTAAAATATGTGCAAACTCTTTTGGTGGTTATGCTAGAGCTCAAATTGGTAAAGCTAAAGGTCAGAATAAGAAACAAAACTGGGAAAAAGATAAGGTAACTCGTAAAGATTTACTTGACTTTTGTTACGTTATTCAAGGAACAAAAGCTATTTCATGGAAAAAATGGAATGACGGTAGATTTGATGAACGATTTATTGGTGCTGTAAATGTTCCATATGCAAAAGATGTTTATACCTTATTCTATGATACTGAATCTGATATGATGTTCTCTGGTAAAGAGAAAAAAGAGTTAAGTGATATGATGATTCAACAACGTAAAGACTCTGGTCGAGCATTGGGTCTTGGTTATAAAGGATTGGTTAAAGTTGGATCGACTACTATTGATAGAAGTAAACTTACTAATATGACTGATGAACAAATTGATAGACTTGAGTTAGTTTTTCAAAAAGAAGCAGAAAAGAATTTAGGTGTTTCAAATCAATTGAGATTATCATCAATTCCAAAAGGACAAGAACCATTCTGTACTATTACTTATAACAAAGATGGATATTCAGAACATTGTAAAGATTTTAGAGAGTATGAAGAATGGTTATCAAAAAGAAATCTTCAAAGATGGGTAGATGTTAAGTCTCACGGTCAACAAATTGATGGTAAGAATATGATGCACTGTCGTAGATTGATGGATATGGCTCGTGAAATTGCAGAGGGTAAGGGTATCCTTGTTAAAAGAGATAATGCACAAGAACTTCTTTCAATTAGAAGAGGTGAAATAGATTTACAAACTTTGATTGATCATGTTGAAAGTGAGATTAAAGAAGTAGATACTTTATTTAAAGAATCAAATTTACCAGAGAAGGTAGATGAAAAATTTATAAATAGTTTATTAGTAAAAATAAGAAAAGAAGTTTATGGTATACAGTAACACTACAATTGTGGCAATTATTATTGTATTTTTTGGTTTGGGATATTTATTTAATAATTTATTAAGAAAAATTATAGATGTTTATAATGAGAAAAACTATAAAAAAGAGATTGATAATATTTTTCAGTCTATATTAGATAATATCTATACTAATAAGACTAGTTTTAACAGCCGTATAAATAATACTGTTAGTGTTATGACCGAGTTAAGTGAAATTGGATCAGTAAATATTGTTTATCTAATGGATAGAAAGGATATTGCCGTCTTTAAAGGAGATAAATGTATTTATACGTCTGATTCTGTAGAGAAAAAATTGGTTGATGAAATTATTAGTGGTGTGGAGATTTTTTATAAACATGAAATAAATGATGTTGTAAATGTTATGGGAATGGTTTTCTCTCGTGACGAATTTGAGAAAAAGTTTGGCGTTAAAGTAGAAGATATGAAAAAAATGTCTTTTGGTCAAAAAGAAGAAATGTCTGATATTGATAAGATCAAGAAAAGAAACGAAGTTAAGTTTGATATAGATGATATATTAGATAGAATTGGTTCTGTTGGCATAGAAAATCTTACTCCGGAAGAAAGAAAGTTTTTAGATAATTATAATAATGAATAATCTTTCATTAAATAGTTTTAACTCTAATTTTGGAGATTTTAACATAGTATCAATTCTAAGTGACTATGAGAACCATTGGGTTTTGGGATTGACATCTATTATTATTGAAAAAGACAGTGTATATTTTTATATTCAAGATGAAAAAGATAAGATATCTGATGTTTCAAAGATGCCAACTTATATTAAAGAAGATTGGATAAATTATAATAAACATGATTTAACTTTAGATATTATCAATAAACATATTAAATATTATAAAACTTATGATGAAGATATGTTTAATTTACTAATTACAATACGAAGAGATTTTATACTTACAAAGTATATTAAATAAAAAAAACCACTCAATTGAGTGGTTTTTTAATTTATAATTAAAGTGGTAATTCTTCTTCATCTTTCTTTTTATTACCTTCTTCCTCTTCTTTGTCTTCCTCAGCTTCTCCTTGTGCAGGTGCTTGAGCTTGTCCTTGTGCAGGTGCTTGAGCTTGTCCTTGTGCAGGTGCTTGAGCTTGTCCTTGTACTGGTGTTTGAGCTTGTGGTTCTTCAAACTCTCCGTCAGCTGGTTCTTGAGCTTGTGGTTCAGTTTGTACTTGAGCTTGTGGTTCAGTTTGAGCTTGTGGTTCAGTTTGTACTTGAACCTGTCCTTGACCTTGTGCTTGAGTTTGACCACCCATTATCGCACCACCTGGAATCTTATCTATATCTAAGAAAGTAGTTGTTACATATTTAATAATTTCTTCAGCAATATCTACATCTCCAAAAAACTGACGTAAGTTTTTACCGGTAGTATCTTTTACTTTTTTAACATAAGCGTTTATTAAAGATTGAGGTAAGTCAATCATAGTTTTTACTTTATAAAGATCGTTAACTTGGAAAACAGATTCTTTTATAATCTCTTCTCTATTTTTTTGAATACGAAATTTTTCAAATGCTTTAACGTGTTTCATGTTTTTGTTTATTTTTTATATGATTTATATATTAAGAATAAAAAGCCATTTTTTGTATTTTTTATAAATTATTGAATAATACCCAATGTTGCCAGTACTAATCCTATTATTACTACCGATCCACCTATTCCACCTACTACCATCTTTGTTTTTAATCTTGATAATTGTTTATCTTTTTCATCAATTACTTTTTGTCTGTTTGTAACTTCTATTTCTAAGATTTGACTTTTTTGCATCCAAGCAAGTATTTCGCCTTGTAAAGCTTTTATTTTATCGTCTTTAATTAATATTTGTTTATCCAATTTAGTGATAACAACTTCCAACTTTGCAATTGTTTCATCCTTTTCATTGATTACTTTTACACATATTGTTTCATAATCTTGCATTTCTTCTGATAACCTTTCAAATCTTTCTAAAATATTTGACTTGTTATTAAGTTTCATAGCTTGTGGTATAGTCATTACTATAACTTTCTGTCCAAGAGAGTCTTTTTCAAACCTTGGATACTTAATTTGTTGTGTCACTTGTGAAAACATTGTTGTGAAAACAAATGTCATTAGTAGTGTGAATAATTTTCTCATCTCTTTTATTTTTTTTAATTATTGATTTTAATTGTTAAGATTTGTCCTACTTGTAAACCTTTTTTATTTAAAAATTTATTTTGTTCAATTATTTCAGATACACTTATATTATATTCTTTTGATAGAGAGTATAATGTTTCTCTTGCATCTACCTTGTGTTTAACTATGGATGAATTGTCAGTTATTTCAGTAGTTACTTTAGTAGATGTATTTTTTATTAAATCTTCTAAAAGTTCATCATCTGATAAAATCTTTGGATTTCTTTGAAGTTCTTCAATTTCTTTCCTTGTTTGTGACATACCACCTTGAAGTTTTGATAATTCAGCCTTTGCTTTTTCTGCATTTTGTTTAGCAACTACTGCATCAGCCTTTGCTTTACCTACTTCAACTGCCATCTTTCTATCTTCTACATCTTTTTTATTATAGATTTCTTGCCAAGCTAAAGCTTTTGCTTCTGCTGCTTCTTTCTCTTTTTCCAATTTTTTATATTCTTCTTCGAGTTCTTTAACTCTTTCTTTTGATGCATCATGTCCGCCAAAGTACCAAAATAGACCAAAACCCACTGTTGATATCAGAAGAAATAAAATTAGAAATTTATTGAAATCAAATTTCATACTTTTTAGTATTTTTATTTATATATTAAAAATTTATATATATCTTTGTATAAAATTTTAATAAAATTATGGGAATAAAGAAATTAGTGTGCTTTGACTTTGATGATACTCTTTGTCATACCTTGAAACCAGAGGAAGGTAAACCTATCTGGAAAGAAAAATTTGGTACAGATTGGCCACATAGAGGATGGTGGTCAAAACCAGAGAGTTTAGATATGGATATTTTTCCTGTCACTGTAAATCCTTATGTTTACCAAGAATATTTAAAAGCGGTTTCTGATCCAGATAACTATGTTATTTTGGCAACAGGTCGTATTGAGAAATTAAGACCAGAAGTAGAAGCTATTTTGGATAATCTAAACTTAGCATTTGATGCAGTTTATTTAAACACTGGTGGTGATACTTTTACTTTTAAATGTAGATTATTTGCTAAACTAATTGGTGAATTACAACCAGAGGAATTCATCATGTATGATGATAGATTTGAGCATTTAGTTGAATTTGAAAAATGGGCTGAAACTATTGATTGTAAAATCACTATAATAGATGTAATAAACAAAACAACAAAAATATTTTAAGGGAGTTTGATATAGTTAATATATACTATATGTCAAAAAGAAAAACAATTGAAGAGTGGCAGGATGAAAGTAATATAATCCATAATAAAGAGTTTGATATACTTCAAATACCTAAAAGTGGATTTGATAAAATAGATGTTTTGCATAAGAAGTGTGGAAATGTTTTAAAAGTATCTCCTCGTAATCACCTAAAAAGGTATTGTACTTATTGCTCTGGTAAAAAGCAGAAAACAAAGGAGGAATGTCAAGTTGAAAGTGATATAATTCATAATCGCGAGTTTATTATTTTAGATACACCCAAAAATGTAAAGGAAAATATTAGAATTTTGCATAAGAAGTGTGGTTCTATAATTAATATGACTATAAATAATCATTTAAACCATAAAAATGGTTGTAAAAAATGTTCAAAAAATTCATTAAAATCTAATGAATACTGGATAAATAAGTGTAAACAGATATGGGATGATGAATTTAAAATACTTGATTATGTTGATAATGTTTGGAAAAAAGTTAGAATTGAACATAGTTTGTGTGGAAGTATTTTAATAAAAGATATGAATAATTTAATTCATAATAAAAGAGGTTGTAGTATCTGTACTAGAAAATCATATGGTGAATTTTATGTAAAAGAATTTTTAGATAAAAAAAATATAAAATATGTAAATCAAAAGTCTTTTGATGGTTTGATTAATCCAAAAACTGATAGAAAGTTGAGGGTTGATTTTTATTTACCTGATTATGACCTGGTATTGGAAATAGATGGAGTTCAACATTATAAACCAATAGAGCATTGGGGTGGTGAGAAATCCTATCTAGAACAAGTTTACAGAGATAATATAAAAAATGACTTTTTTGGAAATAAATTAATAAGAATAAATAATAAAAAAATAAAAGATATAGAAAAAATATGGCAACAATTACAAAAACAAGAACAAAATCACAAGTAGATGCAATTTTATCAAAACCATACAGACTAATATTACATAATGATGATCATTCAACTTTTGACCACGTTATTAGTTGTCTTATGAAAGTATGTAAGCATGAATACGAACAAGCAACACAATGTGCTCATATTGTTCACAATAATGGTAAGTGTGATGTTAAGTATGGTGATTTAGAAACCATTTCAGAAATGAAGAATTTACTAAAATCGGCGGGACTCTCAGTCACTATGGAAGTGAATGAATAAAAAAAAGACATCTTATAAGATGTCTTTTTATTTTAGAATGATTAAATTTTTTATTTTAAACCATGTATTTTAGGAATTGAAAGTGAAGGTTCTAAATCAATTTCTAAATCAAATTTTAAATAATCTTCTCCTTTTCTAATAGTTATATAACATTTCTCATCGCCATGATATACACCACCATCTACTTCAAATCCTGGAAATAAATCTTCAAGCACATCTTTGATGTCTCTAAGTATTTTTTCTGGGTAAATTTCACCCCACTTCACCCCATTTTCAAAATCTTCTTCACTTTCATAACCAAACATTTTATAATGACTACTATCTATACAATCATGTGGGAATAAATCATTTAATTGTTTTTTCTTTGCTTCTAAATCAGGTAACTCATAATCTGCATCTATATTAAGTGCTTCATTTGTAAATGATTCAAACTTTTTTAAATATTTCATAGTTTTAAAGCTCTCTACTACTTGTCCTACTGATTTTTCGATAACTTCTTTACTTGTTGTTGTAAAGTAGTATCCAAGTTTTTCAAAATCATTTCTATTTGCAACTGATGCTCCATTCTGTCCTGGGAATGCAGTAATGACTGAAAGAACTGTTTTATCACCTATTCTACCAAGTTTGGTACCAATAAAACTAAGAAATGTAGTTTTTTCACCTTCACCTTCTTTTACTTTTATACTAAATTCATTTCCTCTAGAATCTTTATATTTATATAAATTCATAGATTTAAACTCTTCACTATTTGGATCTGATTTATGTAAATTTTCTATACCTACTGGTATTTTAGAGTCTAATCCAAGCCATTTAAACTTTTCTGCTTCTTCCGGGTTTGTTACTTTTGTTTCATTTGGTCCAAATCCTTTCGTCATTTCAGTTGATTTATTGTTTGATACTAAGGAAACTATTGCTTTTTTCAAGTCAACTCCTTTTTCAAATTTAGATCCGGGTATTGTTTCGTCAACATGTGACTCAGTTATATGCGTAAGATCATCGAGAAGTAGAATAAAATCTCCTGCTTCAAAAACACTTTCTTTGGTGGCAGTTACCTTACCTTTAAGAAATTGATTTGCGTCAATCATTTGTTGTATTTCTGAATAGATATTATCTTCCAGTGCTTCATTAAATTTTTGTAAATGTTTCATAGATTTATTTTTTTTTAATTATTCTATATATTTAGCAATAAAATTCATTTATTTACCATTACTATTAAACCAATTTATACCAGTACTATTAACATCATTAACAGTTTTATTTCTGTTTAAAACTTTTCTTCTAACACTTAATAACTGAGAATAGTCAACTGTTTCGGTATATTCAAGATTATTTAAACATTCTTCAACATAATTTTTAAATATAGTATCTTTTTGTAATGTATCTTCAACCATTTCTTTGAAATCATTCTTAGAAAATATTGAAGTTGTATTCACAATAGTCATTACACAGTCGTCATGTCCAACATCTGCTGCATATCTAGTGTTACCCGCGGTCGTAGTGTGTTTAACAAATGTTGTAATCTCTCTAACAGTTTCCTCGTTATTTATAGAGAATCCTTTAGAAATCATTAAATCTTGATAATCTTTAACCATCATATTCTTATTTTCACCTACTTTTAATCCAACCTTTTCTTCAGTTGCATCTGCTCTATGTTTATATCTAAAGAAAATAGATGAACCATATTGATTATTGCCATCAAAAACGTGTGGTAGTTCTGCCAATAAGGTATTACCATAGTTATTTAACTCTAAAACTATTTTAACATTGTCTGGATTAAAATATTCAAATGCTAATATGTAAAGTAATTCTGCTAATTGTTTAACTGAAATTAAATTACTTCTAAATAAACCAAATTGTTCCAATCTAATAAAGTCGGTAACTGATTTATAGGAAGCTTTCTGTGATTCTATTAAATCCATATCCTTTTTAGATATTTTAAATATGTTCATAATAGAATAATCTTGTCCTAAACCTTCAGATATATCAACTGATATAATAACCTTCTCAGTTTTTCTATTAATAGGTAGAAATATTTCGTCATCATCAATCCATTTCAAATCTTTATAACTAAATCGTAACTTATTTTCAAATTCAAAAATCTCTTCAAACTTATAATTCTTCTTATTATTTAAAAGACTATCAATTATTGCCTCATTTAATAATGACTTACTTGAGTTGATAAATCTTAGACCATATTCTTGATTAAAAGCATCCTCACCACCAATATCCTTTACTGCTTCTTCTTTCCAAGTTGTCATCTCACCAATTGCTCTTAAAGGAACTTCAAATCCTTTTGAATCAATAAATGTTAGATTTTTAACATCCTCATCTGTACATCTCTCATTATTAAATACAGAGATGATATCTTTTTGAAAATCTGAGTTGAACCCCATATGAGTTTTTGTTATATTCTCAGGATATGTTTCTCTAATACTACTAAATATTTGTTCTTTTGTTACACCATGTTCATATAATCTATGATTATTTAATCTTAAATAAGTTACAAATCTTCCTGGTACTTGATGCCAGTAAACTCTCATTGCCTTATAGTTATTTTTAAGTGGATCCCCATCAGGTCTTTCTGCATCTGTTAACAACTTATGGAATAAGTTCATACCATTTGGTGTTGATGTAATAATAATCTTTGAATTTTGTACTGCTGATACGGTTGGATAAGCAGCGGTATAGTATGGTTCTATAATATTTGAAGGAATATGTGCAAACTCATCAAGATAAAGTACGTCAATGGTAAAACCGATTGCTGGTGTTTTAGATCTTGCAGATGTTTTTATTCTACATCCATTTTCAAATGTTAGTGACTTTTGATTCCAAGTTTTAATACCTGGTTTTAAAAAGAATGGTAATAACGAGTAGATAGATTTAATTTTATCTACAATCTCAACTGCTGTATCTCCTTTATTGGCAACAATCATTATATTTTTATCATTACTAAATAAAATTGTATGTAACATAAATATTGATGCAGAGATTGTATTATGTGATAATATACCATTTGTGTAAAATCTATGATTTGGATGATCAACTGTTAAATCAAACATTGATAAAGTATATCCTTTTTTACTAATAGAATTTATTTTTTGAATACCTGTTTCTGTAATAATATAATCACCTTTTTTTAAATCTTTTACAAAAACCTCATTGAAATACTTATCAAATACTATATGATTATCAGCACATTCAAGATGATAGTTATCTAAATCAATTCTATAAACATCAAATGGTTGAGTTGAGTGTATCTCACTTACTGGTTGGTATCCAGTATCTGTCTTAACTTTTAGATTATTAGTCTTTATTGAATATAATATTTTTTTAGAAATATCATTCTGGTCTAAATCATTATTTCTAAGTTCATAATTTTCAATATTTTCAATAAGTTTATATAAAAAATAAGTTATTTTATTTTTTATTTTTTCAAAAAATTTATACATTTTTCAATTATTTTATTTTTATTTTCCTCACCAACTCTACTATACTCTGAGTCCCATACATACAACACTTCATATCCATTATCTATTGCAGTTTTTAATTTTTCTTTATCCTTCAGCCATATATCTTTTGAGGTTATATTTTTTCTGAATGGATGTGGTGTATCATTCTCGTTGAATTTTAAAAGAGTAATTAGTTAATTATGTCTATAATTTTATATAAAGAATATTTAATATAATCAAATAAATTTTTATTTATTTTATACATGAATAATAATTTATACATAGGTATTTCTATTTTAGTAATATTGCCCTTATCATCTATAATTTCACATAAAACTCTGGTAATCAACTGATTACACTTACCCACCTGACGGCTGGCCATTAAAATATTAAATCTACTATTTACAAAGTTATCTAATATTTCTTTTTGGTACTCTCTTAATTTAATTTGGCCTACCGACCCATCTTCTGTTTTTACTTTACAATATTGTTCTGTAAAGTAATGTACATCTAGAGCACATTTTATGTATTCTTCCTGCTCTTCAGGAGACATTCTAAAAGATACACCTGCTCTTCTTAATCCTACTTCGGATTTTAGCCAAGGATTTTGGTATCTTTTTATAACGATACCATCATTTATTTTATCTGTTGATTCATCTACCAGCTTCGTGGTAAAGATCATTTGTTTCTCTATTATTTCTTTTGCCATAATTGGACTTTAACTTTTTATATATATATTGTAAAAAACCGTTTACTTATGTCAAAAAGTGAAGAACAAAGAATTAGACTACAAGATGAATTCGATCAAATCCAGTCAGAAAACTCGGAATTCGACATTTCTCTACACTTAGCAAAGCCAGAAGATTTACCTGATTTAGGTGAAATCGAGATATATGATTATGATGCTGATTTAACTGTAGCTACACAACAATCAATGGATGTATTAGAATCATTGGTTGATTTATATCTAAGTGATATACCAAAATTAAAAGAACATTCTTATATTAAGAATAAGATGAGAGAAGATGCTATGGTTTATGCAGAAGCTATTTTCCTATCAAAAATGACTAGAAAAAACTTCTTATCTCAATTGAGACAAGTTGATAATGGTGATAACGCAGCAAGAATGCATGAAGTTGTCAATCAAACAATTGGTCAGATTAGAGAGAATGGTAAGTTTTTATCAAATCAAAGAACTGAATTAGAGAAGTTCTATAAAACATTAAGAAAAGACTTAGGTTATAATGAAATAGAAAATCCTGAAGTTAAACAAGCTGAGGCAGAAAGTCAAGCAGATTCATCTTCAGAGGGATTGGTTACTAATAATCGAGATCTAAATGATTTGATTAAAAATGCGATGACTAAAAGAGATGAGAAATAAAAAAAGACTAACATTATGTTAGTCTTTTTTGTATATAAAATTTTCAAAGGTTCTTACAATCTTATAAAGATTTAATTCTACTTTTGTTGTAATAAATGGATTTACTTTATTAAATGTAACTTGATTTATAATCAATTCACATTCTTCCATTTTAAGTACCTCTTTTACTTTCTTTTTTACTTCATCATCACTATTCTTTACTAGAAATTGAAGTACATCATTGATTCCTTTTGCTAATTTAATTGTATTGGTGTCATCATCATATAAAGAAACTTTATTATATTTAGTTATTTCTTCTTCTGTAAACTTCGTATCAGCTGTTTTTAATCCAATTATATGTTGGAGTACCAATCTTACTTTTTTGTGTACTATATCGTCTCTATCTCTGTTATAGAATGTTTCTGATATGAAATAGAAGTTCTTTATTTTTAAACCAAAGTCTAATAGTTTTTCTTCTAACTTTTCAATTAGTGATTCATAGTTTCTTTTAGAGTTTTTAGAACAAATAACATAAATATCATCTTGACTATTTTTAAGATGTCTTATATTTTCTAAATGTAATGTAAAGTCACCATTATCGATAATATCTTTGCTCATAAACTCTTGCATTGAGAAAGCTAATTGTGATACATCAACATTTGCATTTTTCGCTTTTATTTTAATTCTATTTAGAAGTTCTTCACTAAACCAATATGATTCACCACTCATATCAAATTTGATATTATCTTTTCTATAAACACCTTTTCTTAAAAGATTAAATTCTGATTTAGATATTCTTAATAAGGGTTTATTGGGATTTAGTTTATTAACTATCCAAACTTTACTATTCATAGTAATTAAACTATTTAGGTCGAAGAATTGTGCGTTCATATTACTATATATAAATAAAAAAACCTATCTTTTGTGATAGGTTTTTAGTTTTTTATCTTAATAATTTTCTACTTAGTGCAAAATCATATAACACTGGTAAGTTTAAGTACTCTATAAAGTGTTTCCTCATTTCATCTAATGTTTTAGATCTGTTAATAATACTCATTACTAAAAATCCAAACTCTTCTTGGAATTCTAAATAACAATCACACCAAGGTCTATTATAATTTTCTAATGTTTTCCATTCTCTTTCACCGCCTGTTAGCCAGTATAAACTTTTTTCTGGTGATACATTATCTGTATCTATATCTCTAATTTCTAACTGCCAAATTGGATCATTTACATCACAACTTCTTAATAATAATGAAACTGCTTCTCCTAAATCTGTCGTTAACTCTTTTCCTATTTCAAAGAACCATTCATTTCCTTCTCTGCTTATTATAATTGTGTTATTGTCATAAATAATTTTAGTTCCAATTTCTTTCAGTAAAGTTTTTTTTCTTTTCATAGTAATTAATTATTTTTATCTAGATAGGTTTGTTTAACCCACTCTTCCAAGTTCCTTTGAAGACTCCTTTCTCCCAAATACCATTTTCCCAAGTACCATAGAATCCACCATTTTTAAATATACCATATTTCCAATTTCCAAATTTATAAATGCCTTCATGCCAAATTAAAGTTTCTTTTTTAATTTCTATAACAGCGTCCTCAACTTCGGAATCAATTAACCAATTGAATCCAAAATCTTTTAACTTCTTTAAAATTTCTGATTTTGTTGTGATAGACTTATCGTTATACTTTAATTCTTTAATTCCCATTTTTAATAATCTTTTTACGAGTATATATATTTTTTAACGTCTGACATTATTTTCCTCTTTCTTTAATTTTTCCTTAAAAATGAAGATTATCTCTGAAAATAAAATAAAATAAATAAAAAAACCGAGATAATTCTCGGTTTTTTATAATATTTTTATAAGAAATGTTATATCGTCAACATCCTCATTATCTGATAATTCTTCAAACTCTTCTATTGATACTTTTTCTTCTTTTATTTTAACTAACATTTTAACCTTATCATAAGTTTTTTCAACTAATTGTGATGTTAGTAAAATAAAATCTTTAACTTCTGATAGTTTAAAACTTTCTTTTTCAGTTCTACTAATATTTACTCTAAATATAGTCTTATATTTACCGGTAACTATTTGACCTTCTTTATTTACATAAGTATCATTTTCACTAAATCCAACTATTATATTAAATCTATCATCATCTGATAAATAAGATACTTCATTTCTGATTAATTGTGATAAATCTTTTTTTGGAAAGTCGTCTGGTAGAGTAGGTTTTAATTCAAATAAAATACCAACTAACTCAACAACTTCTTGTGTATCAAGATCTTCGGGTTTAGTATATTTTATCTTACCTGAGAAATTCTCATATGTTTTTAAGTTTTTCATATGAGTATATATAAAATAATAAAAAGTGAGAAATTATATTTTATATATATGTAAAATATAATTTATTTATAATGAAATACATTAATACTAGAGATGGATTTCTCTCAAAGAAAAAAACTTTCTTTGATTCTTTGATTCTTGAGGAATCGGGTCCATTTGCAAATGAAATTCCTTGGGGAGATTCTTTAGTTGGTAGATTAATTAACTCTTTTAGAAGAAAAGCGGGAATAGGATATAACCTAACTAAGGTAAACTCACTATTAGATTCATTTAAGGCAGAGTTAGATATGTTGATTGCATCATCATTATCAAGAGATACGCAAAACGAGTTTGATGTTCTTAGACTAAAAAATATATTCCACGATCTTAGAGAGCAATGTACTAATGATGTAGATGACCCTACTAAATTAAATACCCTTATTGGTGGTAATCAAAACTTATGGAATAATCAACAACAAAATGGTGGTGATTGGGCAAATGTTTTAACTCATGGTGTTTTAGTTGATGCACATGACTTTATTCAAAATACTATGGATAAAGAAACACTTGATAAAGCAGGTATACCAAGAGATGGTTTATTAGATAATATGACACTCTTTATTGATAATCTTAGAAGACTTACCGTTACTCAGAATGCTAATAATCCAGTTGTTGTTGGGCGTCGTGGTTTTCCTCTTAATTTTAGTAATTTGGTTAACAGTTTAAGTAATGTTCGTGAAAGTTTTAAACTAAGTGGATACTATGATTTTATTTTTGAAGAAAAAGGTGTGGATTATCAAAATCTTAAAAATATAACAGATCCAAAAGAAATACAAATTCAGATTAATAAATTAAAAAATGAATTAAAAACTAATCGTCCTACTGAGCAAGTTAATAAAATTAATCAACATATTAAAGATTTGGAAACAAAACTTTCACCAAATGGTAAAAATCTACCTGCGGTAGTTGCTGATAATAAACCTGCTGCACCTAATGGTACTAATTTGCCGGTTATACAACAAGGTAAAGAAGTTGCTACTACTGACCAACAAGGAAAAGAAGTTGCTACTAATATTTCAAAAATTAAATTATTAAAACAACTTGCAATACAATTAGTTGCAAATTTGAAAGAACTAGATACAGAAGAAAAAATTTTAAATAATCAAACTGCACAGAGATTCTTACTTGTCTTAAAATCATTAGATGAAAATGATATTTCTCAACTATCAAGTAATAATACAGATTTAAAGATAAAGATTGATGATAAAGAATTAGCATTATCGGACGCAATTAATATATTTAGTCAATCTAAAGAGATTGAAAAGATACCAGGAAAAGCTACTGCTGAGAAACCTGATGCTGAGAAACCTGCAGACAAGTCTAAATTTGATACTAAAATTGAAACCCCAAAAGCAGGTGAAACTACTATTATGAAACCTGGTGAAGATGCGGATGAAGAGACAGAGGACATTGAGGCACAAGTACAAAATGCTGGTTATAAATATACTGGATATACTCCTATCTATGAAGCAGCAACTGCAAGTGCAACCTTCTCAACTGTTGAAGGTGCCTGGGATATATTTTTAGATAATACTAATATTCCTAATGATTGGTTGGAAATTTCACAAAGAGAGATTGATAAATTAGTTGACTTAACTGATGGTTATTCAACTGGTAAATTACCACTTAACTTTAATATACAACTACATCCAGATCCAATTATTGGTATCTGTAGAATTTTCAAAAGAGCACACGATTTATACTTTACTCCAATTATTCCTTCTGGAAGAACAAATGGTAAAGTATCTAATTTAACTTATAGAGAATATGAGAAATTAGGTGGAGTATCTGGACAATCTGATCCAACTAGTCCTGGTTATGGCCCTTGGGCAGTTAAGAAAATTAGAGAAAAATGGAATGATGGGGTTTTGGCTATTATCCAAGATCAAAAATATAGAAAAATCCTTTCTAATGTTAGATTTATTGTTCCTGGTTCAGAAGATGCAAATAATAGAACTGCGGAGTCAAAATTAATGAGATTTACTCAGTTTCATAAAGTTTTTGAGGCGGAAACGAATAGAGAACCTGCAAGAGGTGGTCAATTAGGTGATGATAAAAAATCACACGGTCAAATATTATTTGACTTTATAAATGATTTATTGGATAATAAAACTGCTGCAGATTTTGATGCCCAAAGAAGAGTATTATTAAGAAAATACTTTGAACCATTTGGTTTTAAATTACCAAAAGAAGATAATCTTAATCCACCTGGTAATAGAAATCTTGGACCTCAGATTGATCCCAGGGATGATGCTCCAGATAATTCTCTTGTTTGGGAAAGAGATACTACAGCACTTTTTACTAATAAAGATTATGAAGGTCCTATATATGTGTTACCGATTAAACAATCACCAACAGGACATAGAATTATATTTGCACACTTACTTAAAAAGGTAACTATTCATGGATTTAGTGATCAAAGTAGAGTTTGTTATTATGTTAAGTTTTTATTTGATAGTGAAAAAGCTATTGATAAACTAATAAATACTGCGCCAGAGTTCAGCGGGTTTACTAAGGCAAACTCATTGGATCTTCTTGGTGGTCAGAATGTAAGTAAAGTTTATTATGGTATAATTTGTTTACCTAATAATAGTAGAAAAATATCGATAGTTTATTCAAATGTTAATCCTGGTGGTAACTGGGATAACATTAATGGTGGTAAAGATCATTTCGAATTATTAAATGGTACTGGGGCCGGAGATATAAATAGAACTGGTGGTCAAGCTCCACTTACTGTATTTAGAGGTAAGTTACATAGTAAGAAAGCTGGTACAAAAACACCTGTAATAACTAAGCTTATTAATCCAATATTAGCTGAGAAATCAGGTCATGATAGTAACCTTTCTATGACACCACAGACAAGTACAAAATATAATAATGCAAAACTAATGGATGCGTTAGTAGAAGAAGCAAAAAATAAATTTCAATAATATATGAAACATTTAAAAAAATTTAACACTTTTAATGAGGCTTGGATTGGAAAACTAGGAGAATTTGCTGGTAATATTCAGTCAAAAATAATGAGTGGAGCAACTAACTTTGCAAAGAAGTTCTCACTTACTGGAAATGATGAAGATTTAGCAAATAATATATTTACTTATATAAAATCTATTCCAGAAGACTATGATGCAAATGAAAGATATAACAAAGGTCAGATTTTAAGACCAGATAATACGGATTATTTTATAATTTTTAGTGATAAAATATTTCCTAATAATTCTGCAGAATTTAGAGTTGATATTGTGAAAGCATCAGATCCTAAACTTCATATAAGATATAACAATGATCTTCAAAAAGAACCTTTTAGAATTATTATAAGTAAGATAATTAAAAGTGATGGTCCTTCTACAAGTCAAATTGGTGTACTAAAAAGACATAATCCAGTTAATTCAAATAGAATTAAGCCTAGTGGTGAAGTTGGTCAAACATCAACTCCTAATAATGTTGGTAAGGTTGGTGAAAGTGTAAAAATTGAATGTTCACAAGTAATTGCTAAAAAGATATTTGATTTGGTAAAACATAAATGGGAATTGACACATGCAAATACTAAAGGTGATGCAAGAGGTGGACAAAATACTAATCAAAGACAACCAAGTAGTGGTGGTAGAAAACTTACCTGGGGATTTTAAAATATAAAAAAAGAGACTTAAAGTCTCTTTTTTTTATTTATTGTAATTATCTAGAAATAACTTTTCATCAACTGATAAAGATTGCATCCCAGACTTAGAAATTTTTTCTAAGATTAAATCTAATGATAAATGTTCAGTAGTGTTATTTAATACCGGTAAATCATTTAAAGTTAGTGATTCTAAACTAACAAGGTATTGTATAAAGTGTTCTGAAAAGTTTTGTCCCTCACTATCTTCAAATGCAATAACACATCCATTATCGGGATTTAACCATACTTTAGTCCAACCTTTATGATCGATTCCAAAATGTTTAGCCATATATAGATCCTCAATTAAACCTTCACGTGTTTTAATTGGTGTTGCAACATTTTCAAACTCTTTTGTTGGATAATTTATATTCATTCTATCAACTAGATACTTTATTTGTTCTCTTGTATCTAATTCTTCTAGATTTATTACTACTAAGTTTAACATATATCTTTATTTTATATCACAAATATACTAAATTATTATTTATTAAAAAAATAACTTTCACAAATTTATATATACATTATGAAATTTTTAAAAAAATACA